CTTGTCAATACGCAAGTCGATATCTTTGGAATGTTAGGATTAATTTGTCCTTTGTAGTAGAAACTGATATCAAACTCTGAAGGTGGTACCATAAAGAAACCACCTGTGCCACCTTGTGCAACTTCTGGTGCCTGATGAAATCTTAACCTGTCAATAATCTTTTGAACTTCTTCCGCTTCTCTTTGTGACCTTGGATAAAACATAAAGTCAAATCTAAAACTTCTGAAATCAGGTTTAGAATATAGTAACTCCAACATTGGGTTTTGAACAACACCAAAAGCTTGTGAAAACGCAACTTGTCCCAAACCACCTACCGAGTTTGCGAGCATACTTGCCATAAAAGGAGATGCATTTCGCATAAATTGTTTTCCAAATGCTTCGTTGATTCCACCCGTTGCTCTATACAAATCAACAGTTGAACCTGCTAATGCAGCTGCTGCCGCAGGAGCCGTTCCACCAGATTCTATACTATTATAATATTGTTGGTGACTAAACTGTAAAGTGTCTGGCATGTATAATGCGACAGTATCAGTTATTCTTTTTTCTGCTCTAATACTTCCTGTTTGTAACCTTGTTCCCACATCGGCAACAATGTTCAACGATTCAGATGCGGCACCAACGACCGCAGAACCAACGGTCGTTCCTTTTAGTTTGTTAATTGCATCATTGATTCCACTAACATTCAATAATTGATTGGCCACATAACTGCCAAAAGAACCGGCCTCTTTGATACCACTACCTACTGTTTGAATGATATTTGTGGCTCCAGCGGCAAAACTGCCTTGACCTTGTGCATTTGAAATCGCTGTTGGACTGGCGCCAGGTGCAGAAATTCCTGGATAACTTGTTAATCTCTGTTCATTGATATTAATGACCATGTAATGGCCCTTATCAGAAGCAGACAAATCTTCTGGATATCTAAAGGTGTTGGTTTCGTATTTTGATTCACCCAACACACTTAAAGGACCTGTAGGACCCTTAGCGGCAGTTACTTTAATCTCTGATAAGTTAAATAGTGGCATGTAGTGTTCCGAGAAGTTTACTAGATATATTTATTTCTAATTATGGATAATAGGTTATTTATGACATATAAAGGATGGTTCAATCCTAAAAACCCAAGTAAGTATAAAGGCGACAGTAAAAATGTCATTTATAGGTCATCTTGGGAATTGAAGGTTATGAAATGGCTGGATGAAAACCCATCAGTTTTATGGTGGGCATCCGAAGAATTAGTCATTAAATATCGTTCTCCGGTCGACCAAAAAATTCATCGTTATTTTCCAGATTTTGTAGTTAGATTGAAACAAAAAGATGGAAAAGAAAACACCGTGGTTATTGAGATAAAACCATATAAACAAACTATGATGCCTGTTCAAAAAAGAAAAACAAAAAAGTTTTTACAGGAGGTGGCAACTTATGCCATTAACCAAGAAAAGTGGAGAGCGGCAGACTTGTTTTGTAAGGAACACGGTTGGCAATTTAAAGTATTGACCGAAAAAGACCTAGGTATTTGAGATAAATAAAGGATGGCAAAATTATTAGATAGAATCAAAAATTCATTGGCAAAAGAAGGACTTTCGGTCGGATCCAATGCGGCAAGAGATTGGCTCCGAAACAAAGTTCGTCAGTTGTCTCCATCACCTAAAACTTTGATGGATGACCGAAATAGGTTGAAAGATAGTTCGACAATCGGAAAAATGTATTTTTATTTCTATGACCCAAAGACAAAAGACAGTTTGGAGTATTATGATAGATTTCCACTTGTCATCCCAATCGAACAATACAGAGATGGATTTTTAGGGTTAAACTTACATTATATTCACCCAAAACAAAGAATAATACTATTAGACAAACTAAGTGAAACTGCTTCTAATAACAATTTTGATGCAAAAACAAAATTGAAGTTGAATTACAGTTACCTCGCCAATGCATCAAGAGTCTTTGAGGCAACACCATGTATTAAAAGGTATTTGTATTCTCATATACAATCCAGATTTTTAGAAATTACGGCAGATGAATGGGATATAGCGGTACTATTACCTGTTGAATCTTTTGTCGGCGCATCTAATAGTAAAGTTTACGCAGATTCAAGGAAGAAATTCTAATGTCTTTTTCTCCAAGTTTATTTTTATCACACATGAGGTCGAAGGATGGTCCTGCAAAACCATCTAGGTTTGAAGTTATTCTTCCAATACCAAAATACATCAGTCAGTTTGTTCCAAATAACATCATTGAAAATTTATTAAATCTACCCAATGCTCTTTATGGAACTGTTCAAGAAACGATTGGTAGTTTAATTGGAAATGGACAACCAACAAGTGCAAATGCCACCTTAACAAGATACCTTGCATTGCAATGTGAAGCCGCAGAATTGCCTGGTAGAACATTGCAAACACAAGAAGCTAAAGTTTACGGACCCGTATTTAAAATACCATATCAAACACAATACAATGAAATGACTTTGACATTTTTATCAACCAATGATTTTTGGGAGAGAAAATTGTTTGACCGTTGGATTGAAGCAATACACCCTTCAGATACCAATAACTTGAGGTATTCAAAAGGTCCAGACACTTATATGACACAAATCAAAGTGATTCAATACGATGATTTTATCAAACAAATTTATGCAGTAGAATTAATTGATGCTTTCCCAATTGGTGTCGCATCTCAACAACTTAACTGGTCAGAAGATGGGTTTCATAGAGTGAGTGTTCAATTTGCCTATCAAAGATATAGACCAGTTTATGAAGGAAATTACGACCTTGCGGCCGCTGCAGCTGCACTATTAGGAAAGAAGTTAAACAGTTTTCTGCCTTTCGGTAGGGCGATTACTTAATTTTTAAAAAGTGAGGAGATTATGTTACCTAAAATAGAAACACCGATTTATGAGGTGAAATTAGTTTCAACAGGAAAAACTGTTCAGTTTAGACCGTTTTTGGTGAAAGAACAAAAATTGTTTTTAATGAACACCGAAAATGACGATGTTGAATCAACCGTAAAAGTCATTCGACAAATTTTAAAAAACTGTGTATTGTCAGATATTGACATTGATTCATTACCAGTTTTTGATTTAGAATATTTGTTCATGCATTTAAGAGCAAGGTCCGTTTCTGAAACTGTTAATCTGAAATACAGATGCAACAATGATGTTAAATCAGAATCGGGTGAAGAAAAGAAATGTGGTACAATCAACGAAATCTCATTTAATGTTTTGGAAATAAAACCTACATTGAATGAAGGTCACACCAACAAATTCAAATTGAATGATAAAATTGGTATTGTTATGAAATACCCAACTTTTGAAACTATGCAAAAAGCTATGGGTAAATCAGAGAACGATGTTATCATGGATTTGATATATGATTCTATTGACCAAGTTTACGATGAAGAAAATGTTTACCACATGAAAGATACAACAAGGCAAGAAATTGTTGACTTTGTGGATAACCTACAACAAAAAGATTTGGAAAATATCAGAGCATTTTTCGAAACAATGCCCAAGATGAAAAAAGACATTCACTACAAATGCAAAAAGTGCGGTTACGAAGAAAACATCGCACTGGAGGGTGTCCAAAGTTTTTTCGAATAAATTTATACCATGATAACCTGAGTAATTACTATAGGACTAATTTTGCTTTGATGCAACATCACAAATATAGTCTTACAGAACTTGAAAATATGATACCTTGGGAAAGAGAAATATATGTCACAATGTTGACACAATATTTGGAAGAAGAAAAAAGAAGAATGGAACAACAAGCAGCAATGAATAAAAGATAATAACTATGCCTTCAGAATCCAGATTAGCCGAAATTTACAGGCAAGAACTTAAAAATAAGGGTCTAATTTCGGCTCTTATTAGTGCTTCCGCCGAAAGACGAAAAGAACGAAACGATATTAGAAGAATGTTGCCGCAATCCGGTGTGATGGGTGCTGCCTTTCAACATGCGTTTGGTAAACCGTATCGTTATGGTTCTTCTGGTTCTGGAGTTAGAGACACAAGAGGACCATCGGATGTAGCCACATCAAAATCAGTTGAAGAAAAGATAACTCGACTTGGCGTTGATATGAAGATAATGGCAAAAAATTCTGTTGTTCTTCCAGCAATGGCAAGAGACATGAATTTAATGCGTATGAATATGCAGAAAATGGTGAAGTTGTCGGGTGGAACTCCTTCAATGAAAGCAGACATGTTCTTTAAAAGAGCTGCAGATAGAGAATCGAGTTATGAATCACAATATGGAAGAGGTGGTGGCACGAATCCATTATCTCCAAGTTCAGGTAAAACAGGAGGCGGCATTGGAAGTTTCTTTGGTGGAATTTTTTCTTTACTTGGTGGTGCTCTTTCTGGTGCCGGGTCTATTTTGTCTGCTCTTATTCCTTCTATATCCGGATTTTTTGGCGCATTAATTAAAGCAATAGTTGCCGCAGGTGTTATTGGTTTAGCTTTGTCGCAATTGAGTCCCGAAACAAGAGAAGCTCTTAAAAAATTCTTTGTTGATGCTCTTGCAGGATTTTTCAATGCAGTAAGAGATGGTTTTAAGTATATAAAAGACCTTATGACTGACCCAAAAGTTGTGGAGTCTTTCCAAGGTGCTATTCAGGAATTAGTTGGTGCAATTGTGGCAGCTTTCAAATTGGCACTAAGCACACCAATTAAAACTCCTTTGGGTGAATATACTCTTGGAGGAATTTTAGCAACAACAGTCATTGCACTTGCCGCATTTAAGGGTGCGGTGTTCGCTGCAACTACGGCACTTTTAGGTATGGGTGGTGGTAGAGGTGGTGCGTTGCCAGGTGGTGCAGGTGGTTCAAATAGTGGAGGCGGAAGAGGTGGGTGGTTAGGAAAATTTGTTAAGGGTGGTGTGGCTATTGCGGGAGTTTCTTTACTGACTGAAGGTGTGAAATATTATATGCAACAAGGTGAGAGTGAAGAAAGTGCAAGGATACTAGCACAAGAAGATATAAACTTAGCACAACAACAACAAATACAACAACAAAATAACCCAAGCGGTGTGCGTGGAAGTGAAGTGGTGGATAGTGTGGGTGGTGCTATTAATAGTGCCATTGTTTTAGGAACTGGTATTTCCATGTTTCCATCTGTAGGAGGCACACCGACAACTTCTCCGCCAACATTCCAATCTTCTGCTGGAAAAAAATTAACGGATTTTGGTTCTATTGGTGAAAGAAGGGAAGCCGTAAAAAATAGACCTCAGCATGAAAAGATTGCCAGGTTAATCAAAAAGATTGGTGAAAAAATAGGTGTTAGAGCGTTGACTGGTTTTATTTGGTCTCGTTTAAAATGGAGTATTGCAACCAAGTTGAGTGCGGTTGTCGCAGGCGTTGTTGCAGCACCATTTAGTGCAGGCGTTTCTTTGGTGATATCAGCGATAGGTGCAGGTTTACTAGCATATGACCTTTATGTAATTCTTGATTTCTTAACAACTTTAGCAAAAGAAGTTGGAGTAGATGAAGGAGAATCTTCAAGTCCACAGAGAGTGGAAACTCAAGCTGCGACAGATGTAACACCACCGCCAGCACCGGCACCAGTACCTGCACCAGTACCTGCGGCCGCACCTGGTGGTACTGGTCAATCAAATACTTCGCCTGTACCAGTTAATGCACAAACTGGCACTAATGTAGCACAAAATGCTCCTCCTACTGGACAAACAACTTTTGCACAATTAACAAAACAACAGCAAGATAGGGTTTTAGCCGCACAAGCCGAATTCGAACACGGTAAAGGAAGACCCATACGACACAATAATCCGGGTAATATAATGTTTGGTGATTATGCCAAAAAATTTGGAGCCGTACCAAGTAACCAGACAAATCCACATGGAACTATCGCTTTATTTCCATCAATGGAAGCGGGTATTCAAGCACAAAGAGAATTGTGGAATAGGATACCTCCTAGTCCACAAAATCCAGAAAAATTGGCATATAAAGATATGCCACTGGATAAAGCAATAGCGATATGGGGTGGTGCAGGTGCAGCACACAAAATGGCTGATCCACAAAAATATTTGGTGGGAATTCAAAACTACCAAAAACATGTTATCGCAGCTGCCGGAGGAAGTTACACTCCACCAGTTATGGTTGCAGCTGCACCTTCTGGTGCTTCAAATGTGCCTGCTTCTGCACCAGGGTCGGGGTCGAATACTGCGAGTTCCACGAAACCAACAGAAACTCCTATTTTTGCAGGAACAGGAAATGCTTTAATGGATATTTTTGCGGGTTATCTAACATATAGAGAAGAATACAT